GGCAAAGGGTCGTTTGATGAACGTTCTCACCAAGCCGAAAAACATATAATTGATTTTCTTACCTCAAAGTATGAAGGCGATCTCGATACAAAGGATTTAATCATGTCGCTTTTGGAACGTAAAAACGGGGCTTTAGATATTCTTTTGGTTCAGAAGCTTTACAGCATGGAAGATCGTTTCGATGATGAGAATTGGAAGGAAGGAATTAAGCTGCTAAAAGAAAGTTACAGTTTTAGTTTAAGTAAGGACTACGTTTCATTTTTCTATAAGGATGATAACGGCGAATGGCAAGGCATTAATCTTAATTTTTCATACTGATGCAATCTGAAGAATTATTGATAGGTATAGGAAGCATTTGCTTTATGGGTGGTTTTTTATTGGGAGCATTGATCACAATGGTTATAAGCTGTGTAAGCTTAAAAAAGTATAGTAAAACAAATTTTAAATAGTAAAAAAATGTCATTTGAATTAGATTCACAAGAGTTAGTAAAAAAAGGGTTTGTGTTGAATAATCATTCAGGCCTAATCGTTGATTTTTCAAAAAAAATAGATGAAAGAACAAAATTAGTATTCGCAATATCTCCATTACAGGAATGTTTTGTTTGGGTTTTAAATGATGACTTTGAGGACGAGGATATGGATGGAATAAAAGTACATATTTTACCTGATAGTGTAGATGATGCTATTTTAATTGCAAAAAAAATAAGTTTCGTAGAATAATAACCCTTTCCGCTGGTTCTATTTGCTCCAGCGGAATTTCAAACAACAATTAAAATTATGACAGCAAAAGAAGAATTAACAAAGTTTTTTGAAGGTAAAAACCCGGCAGATATTGCCATTAAAGTGAATGGTTTTACCGGATTTAAAAAAACACGTATTGAAGAGCTTACAGAGATTGAAGCAGAAAAACTATTAAGAATCTACCTTCCGAAAGCTCCAACCATTGAAGAGGAAAACACAGCATTGCGTGATAAGCTAATCCAAAATGCGTGGATTTCAAAGGTTTTAAAAATAGCAGAATCTACGGGTATTAAGGATGTCGGCTGTTTTCATAAGTTCAATAACTGGATGTTGCTAAATAGCAAGTTTAAAAAGCATTTAAACAGCCATTCAACGGAAGAATTACAGGAACTTCACCAACAATTACATGCAGTTAAAACAAACAACGCTCGAAGCGCGGAAAAGCCTTTAACGGAAGCATGGTGGAAAAAAGGAAAAGAAAATATTAAACTTAATTAAGATGGGATATATAAAGCATCATTCTATTATAGTAACATCGCATTTCAGGGAAGATATAAAGAAAGCTCATGAAATGGCAATTTATTTATTTTCAGAAGTAAACAACGATACATATAAATTTTCGCAAAGTATTGTTACAAATATTGTTGAAGGTTTAGCGAATAGTCAGTACACTTTTTTCATATCTCCAGATGGTAGTAAAGAAGGTTGGGGATTATCAGATCAATGTGATGAAAAACGAGCGGAATTTATAAAATGGCTAAATGAAAATCACACAAGCTGTCATTATGTAGAAGTAGCTTTTGGTGGTGATGATGAATATTGTGAAATTTTAAATCATAATTAAGTAATGAAAATAGCAGTTTTAGCAAGAAATTATCAAGACTATAATGATTATTTAGATGAAATACATGTAAATGATAAATCGGCAGAATCCTTTGTCTACATTGAAAATGTAAATAATGCTAGAGGGTTAGATTTTGATGCAGTTATTAAAACAGAATCTGCATGGTGGAAGAAAGAAAACACTGATATATTTAAAATAATAGTACAACGAATTTATGGAAGAAGAAACAATCAATCCGGAGAATGAAATTTTAGATTTCCTATCCGCAGCAACAGGAACAAAATTCCGGCATATTAAAAGCAACCTTTCAAAGATTCAAAAATTATTTAAAGAAGGCTTTACACCGGAAGAGATCACAGAAGTGATGCAGCTTAAAATAGTTCAATGGAAAAACAACCCCAAAATGGCGGGATATTTAAGACCGCGGACGCTGTTTTCAGAGGGGAATTTTGAGAACTACATAAACGAGGTAAGACAGGTAAAACAAAACCCTAATTTATATGCCAAATACTTCAAAAAACTTAATAATATCGAAACAAGCGCAGCCGACAACACTGGCGACCTTGAAGACATGTTCGGGTAAAGATGCCTTCAGCAAACTTGCGAAAATTGAGCAGTCATTAACCGTTTCAGATATTTTTAAAGGTGAGCTTATCATGACGCAGGGATCAAAAATTGAAGTCATAAAGGAGATTATTAAAATCATTGAGTTTTATTTAAATGTAGTCGGTAAGGAACTTGAAATATTCCAAATACAGGTTTTAGCGGGCGATCTATACGCAAAGTTTAAAACAGATACTTTAGATGATATTATTCTTTTTTTTAAGATGATCCGAAATGACGAGCTTGGCAAAGTGAAATATCACGACACCTTTAGAGATAAGATAATATCTTATGTAAAGCCTTTCATGCAGTATAAATCTGAAGAAAGGGAACGGTTAATTAAAATCAAAAACAGGAAGTTTAAAGCACCTGAAGAAAAAATGTCTGACGAGGCATTCGAGAAGTTCACCCAGCTGCAAAACATGCTTACTACACCCGTTCAAAAAACAAAGGAAATATTCAGCGTTAAAAGCGTTTTAAACAGTATTGATAATTATCTTGAAACGTTGCCGGAAACATGCAAAAGGCTTTCAGATAGTGATTTGAAATTCGAAATTAGAAGGACTCAGTATAATAATAAGATTGCACACGAAATACTGCTGGAAGAGCAGGAACGCAGGAAAACAGAAAACAAATCAAAGAAAAAGAAAAAAGATGGTTAAAATAAATTGTTATTGGTACTCTTCAGATGAAATAAAAGAAGCGTTGGAGGGTATAGGTTACACAGTTGTAACATTAGAGATTAGTGATGATCCGCGAGATTATCCATTATATGAGACATACGCCATAAAGGATGGTACAGAGCCGAATTGCTTAAATACACTTAAAAGTGTTGCATTAAAAGAATTTCAACACGAAAAGCCAAAATTAAGACCAAAAGAATATTACAAGAAAGAGCCGTTACTTACTGAAGAAAGTAGAAAGCAGCTAGATGAAATGATTAAGGAATTGAAATTTTCAAAATTTAATGTTTACTCAATAGATAATCCTCGAAAATTTGAATTAGTAGATACGATTATAATCGATGATATTGAAATTGAAAACGATGTAGCTGCCGAAATAATTAAAAAATGGCATCAAGGTCTGTTACCTTTTTTCAGGTGTAAATCAGAAATTTTAAAATAATTTAATAGCCTTACGGATACCCGTAAGGCTATTTGTTTTTAAGTACTTATCTTTGCCATAGTAATAAAGAAAAAACATCTCTAAAAAAACAACTGTGTTGTTATTGCGTTTTTAGTTTTGTAATCATTTCAAAAAAAACTGAAGTCCTTAAAATTTAGTTTAATTACGGAAGGGGTGGTCGACGGGCTTACCCCTTTTTTTTTATAACTTTGGCAAATAAATTATTAATATGAAAAAAGCACTATTATTTCTTTTTGTCTCTTCATTATCTTTTGCGCAGGATTATGCCTTTATAGATAAAATACAGAGTTCTGATGAAACGTTACCTGCTTATTTAGCTGAAAAGTTTATACCTGGATATAAGTTTGTAAAAAACAATTACCCATTACCCACCGTGTATTATCTGTATTTACCCAATTCAACACCAGAAAGTAAGGTTCAGGAATATATTAAAGGCGGTTACAATCCTAATGAAATTCGATTAAATTATAATGTTGAAGATGGATATTATACGTTTGAATCTATGTTCGGAGATTGTGATCTTGTATGGAAAGTATGGACGAAATATATTCAGCCGGAACCAAAAGAAAGAAAACCGCGGGAAGGTTATACGTTCACCAATAAAGAGAAACGTATTATTTATCAATTTGGTGATAATGCTTCAGGTTGTACAATATACAACGTATACAGTAAATATGGAAAATATGAAGCCCGCGATTAAGCGGGCTTTTTGCTGTCTATGATCGCCAGCTTGACTGATATATTTCTGATCGGTATTTTTGCAAAAATGGCGTACAATCGAAACAATTATATAAAGCGTGCAAAATACATTATATCGGTTTACAACCAGTATAAGCACAGCGATGTACCCGATACTAGAATTCTAAATAATTACTTTCCACAACACAATATTTTCATATCTTATCGCCAGTGGATGAACATAAAAGGGATGGTTTTCCCAGCACCTGAAACATCACAACAATTGTCATTATTTAATTAGTGTTTAAAGAGCCGTTAAAGGATATTGTAAACTCTTTTTCTTCGTCATTATTAATCACAGAATAGTCTTCGTATGATGTTGTGTAGGTAAGATGTCTCACTCTTAAACCAATATCATTATTATTTTGGCTTCTGATCTTGGTTCTTGTTAATGGGGTGAAATAATCTAAATGCCATTTTTGTAAACAATTGTGAAGCTTCTGTTCGATATTAAGATATTCCAAACCCTTTTTTTTGACTGCTTCCGGTGATTTATGCCCTGTTTGACTATATCCAGCAAAAATCAATTGAAATGATATTTGAATTAAGCCCAATTGAGCCCCGTCAGCTATTTCCGAATAGTCTGCATCCGGAAAATCAATAAGCACCGCGGGTGATACAATTGCAGGTCTTTCATGTTCATCTGTTTGCCCTAATTGCCCCAAATCCTGATCTATTAATAATATTTCAGGAACTTCAGCAGAAATTCTGTTCTGCAGGTCTAAAATGATTTGTGAAAAAAAATAGTCCATTGTTATTTCATAATTAAGTTAATGTCTTTTGATACCTCACGTAAAATGGCGTTATTTAAAACAGGGCTTGGACTTTCAGCGGTCGGAATAAATTGTCTTTGTGGTAAATTAATTTTTCGTTTATGCCCTTTTATTTTACCTGATCCTGTTTTCATTGTTACAGTTTTTCTTCCCACTTTGCTTTTTTTATACTTATTGCGGGAATGCGCTTTTAAACTCACTTCACCCTTAAAACCTTCATTGTGTACTTTGGCATACTTCATAGGGTTTTTGATGGTTATTTGTCCGGGCTGGGTGGTTATTTGGGTTGCTGCTCTAAGTTTACCAGTTAGTACCAAAATGGTTTTACCTCTTTTATTCGGTTTCCATTTTTTAAAGCTTGAGCCCTGAAAACCTTGAGCCCTGAAATTCCCATTTACAAAACGTAATGCTATTTGCCCCGCTTTTGAAGGGAAACGATTCATTGCGTAATTTCGTAGATCATTGGCTTTTTTATTAACCAATTTTTCAAATTCTTCAGGGCTCATGTTATCTGTACATTAAAACGCCTTTTCGCGCTTCGTTAAGCTTTTTAACCTCTGAAGCTTCACCTTTTTTAATGGTGATGATAGCTTCAATTTGATTGATATTGTTTACTGTTATTTTGATCGTTTCATCTTCAAAATACTTCAGGTAAACTTTTCGAGTTTTATCACTAGGCTTCATCCAAACTTCATCCGGATGAGTGATGATAAATTCAACATTCTTTGCGTGCTGATAAATTCCGTTTTTGGCAGAATCTTTTTTCAACACAATTCTGCTTCCGAACATATCGAGAAAACCAATGCTTTCACTGTTCTTAATTTTATCCTGCTGGTTCCACCATTTTACATACTCTTCAAGCGAAGCGGTAACGTATGGGGCTAATGCTTCAGCGCGAATTTTTGCAATGTTATTCATGCCATATTGTTCCCAACTTAAATCCGTTTCTTTTCCGTTAGAATTAATGAAGTAAGGATGATTGTCTTTAAAGATCACTTTTGAGATTCCTACGTTGTTGTAGAATGGAGTATCTTTATTTTCAGCAGTCAACTGTCGCACCGCTTCAGCTTCCGTTAATTTGTTTATCGCATGACCTTTTCCCGGAACAACAGAACACCTACAATTCCAACCATTAGGCGGATAATTAACGCGCCAAAAAGCAGCACTTTTGGGGGCGGTGTATTTATCCATCGCAGCGTGAGAAGGTCGTACATTAGAATCACCTACCGTGCTGTATTGCAATAGGTCATCATCTTGAAAACTTTCCCAATTACTCGCCATAATAGCTGAATAATGTGCGTTTTCATATTCGGTAGTCAGAAACTTTTTATTGAAAATTTCGCCCGTATCTGCAATTTTTTTGATGAATGATCCAACAGGTAAAATGTGACCGTCATCACCTATCATCATATCTCTATAATACATCATTTGGGTAAATGATTTGGCAGCACTGAAGGAATAAATGTTTTGTCTCAATTTGTCGGCTAATTGGCGGGCTCCGTCATCGTCTGAAATACTCACGCCATTGCTTACCGCGGAAATTAATTTTTCAGCAGTTTTTAAATGCAGCCCCGCATTGATAATCACACCTTTGTTTTCAAGCAACTGCCTTGCAATTTCCTTGTAAACATCATCCCAATTTTCAGTATTGTCTGCAAGGTCTGAAACGATCAGCCCGCCACAGTCTTCACAGTGATGTGTGTAGAGTTTATTTAATTGCCCGACTATTGTCGGGCTGGGGCGAAAAAATCCGCCAGCTTTGTAAAGAATTTATCCAGTAGTTTTGGTTTTGAGACATCAATAAGATTATCTTTTACAGGCTCTTTTTCTTCGTCTTCGTCCGGTTCTTCCTCGTCTTCAGTATCAGGATCTTTTTTTATGTCCTTTGCCTTTTTCAGAAACTTTGCCTGTTCCTGCTGCTGCTTTTTCAGTTCTGCATAGTTGGCAGGTTTTGGGATTCCATAAGTGTCATACCAATAATCATCACCCACGGGAACTTTAGTAGAAACCATCATATCAATTTCTAAACGAAGTTTTAATCTTGCTAAATTCAGTTCCAGTTCATAACCGAACTCACCACCTTCAACATCATATCCGTATGATTTCAGGATTGAGAAAAACTTATCAGAATTCAGATAGTTTTCAACCATAATTAAATCAGAAGCGGTGATTTCGTCCTGCTGTTCTCCGTGCTCTTTAGATTGCGCATACCCTGAACTGTTGCTGCTGGAAGTGGTTTCTGTGTTCCCTAAAATGGCGATTGACATTTCAGCATTACAGGCATCTTTAAACGATGATTGCAATTTTCCGTCACCATTGCTCGCCTTTCCGTCCAACATTTGAAATGATGCCTGTTTAGGGATCATCATCGCCAATGAGTTTCCGGATTGATCCAGCATTGTTTTTAGTTCCTGCTTTGTCTTGGTATCGTAGGCATCATATTCTAAAATTCTGACAGGTTGCCCGAAAATTTCAACGTATTGAGCCCAGTCTCCAAAATTTCCACGCTTGTAGATCGCGTACATTGAGCATGCAAGCAATAAACCCAAATCTTTTTTATCACCAATCACCCAAACAAATGGCATATCATCAATTGTGAAGCCGTTTTCAGCCGTTATTCCGTATTGGCTTTTAGTGATTATACCTTTTTCAGGTTTAATGTGTTTTCTTGGTATTTCCTCAAAACACATCGTTTTCCCGATTTTAAATTCAACACCGGAAATTCCCCAAAGAACGGAATTCATAATCAGTTTTATAAGCTCACGTCCTTTGGTTCGCATTAGCTTGCTAATCTCTTCAACTTCTTTCCCTGACTTATCGTAAAACTTTAGTTTTTTGTTTAATACAGAATCAATACGTTTTTTGATAATACCTTGCAGATGTCCATCCATCGTGGTTACATCATGGTATAAGTCATATAATAAAGTCCTGTTTGGGTAATGTATAAGTTCAGCACTTTCGACCGCGGATTTTAAAGACTGAATATCTTTTCTATTCCTGTTAGGTGAAACTACCGTTAAATCATGAATCAGATAAGTTGGTGCAGGTGCTTCAGGTGTTACTTTTTTTATTCTATTTTTCATTTAAAATCTATTTACTCGTTTGGTGGTTGAAGTCCAATAAACTTCAGTGTTTTGCTGGCTTTCGTCTTCCGGTGTATCGGGGTCATCCTTTTTATATGGCCAATCCGGATTTATTTCCCCGTTTCTGATTTCGTATAGCCAACCCGGTTCCTCTTTGTTACCCACCCATAACATATAAGCATCATGCAATACTTTCAGGTTTACATTAGGGTTTGCTTTCAACACTAAAAAATAGGCTGTGATCGTTTTGATACATTTATCTAGGCTCGAATCTTCTACTGTTGGCGGTGTTTCTTTGGTTCCAAAAAGAGCTTTTAAATCATATTTAAACACGAAGCCTTTTGCGAAGTCTTCAGCTGCTTTTATTTGCTCTTCCAGCTCTTTTTCAGATGAACGTGTGATCTCTTCTACAACTTCATCGTATAGCTCTGTTGATAGGTCTTTAGGTTTTATTCTCATTGCATTTATTTAAAGTCTGTGTCTGCTTGGTTTTCTTTCGTAGATGTCAACACCTCCAACCGTTTCAGCAGCGATTTTGTCTGTTATTTTTACAACACCTCCTTCGACCATATCAGGACCATCGAGTGCTTTTGATCTTGGATTTGCATTGGTAAATTGTTTTTTAAGCCTAATCATGTGGGGATTTTCTTTCTCTTTCGCATTGAAAGTCAATGATTCCAGTCTTATCATTGGTTCTAGTGTGCCCTCAATCCTAGTCCATTTGTGAGGTTTATCTCTTTCATCCGGTGTGATCGGTAAATTGATGTTTTCTAACTCCTGTTTTTTAAATACTGAAGGCAATAAGATTCCTTTGTAGTGTGGGTTTTGAAGTGAATTATTTTCAACATAAATCACAATCGGATCAACACCTGCCTGCTTACATATTTTATAAGCTTCAAACAAATAGTCAACAAACTTTGCATTGGTCATTCTGTCAAGCCATACTTTATAGACTTGATATTTTAATCCGATGTTTGCAATGATTCCAATTGCTTTACTAGATGATTTTTTACTTTCACTGTCACTCGGAGCCGGATCGGCATAAATTACTACGTGGTTGCAGTATTTTAATCTAAAAGCATCTGTATCTACAATATTGGTGAAGGTTTTTCCACCATCCATAGGGTTATTGTTGTACTCTTTTTCCCACGCTTCATAACTGATCGTGTCTTTTACTCTGTCAATAGCTTCCTCTGAATTTTTTTGAGGCCATGAAGAAACATTATTTTCATCACGAATATTAATGATCTCCCACGAACCGCCTTTAATGGATCGCGCTTTAGCACCCATTTCAGAAACACAGCAAAAATCTGCAATGATGTTTCCACAGGCAATCAGTAAAAGCCCGCGAGAAATTGAACGTGTAGGAATAAGAGCTTCATTGATCCACTTTATTTTTTTCTCAATCAATTCAGGGTTTAAACATTCTGCATCAGTATCAATGTCATCAATCAAAATGACGTCCGGACGAATCTCATTGTTTCGGGTTCCCCTTGGTGATTGACCAGCACCCAGCGCACGGAATGCAGCGCCACCGCGGGTGGTAAATTCGCCATCCTCCCAGCTTCCGATCCTCTTCTGTGCCCCGTAATCATTAATGATCCTGTTGTTTCGTTCAAAAATAGCCTTGTAAGGCATCAATAAACGATTAGCGTTATCGTATGAATTGGAGACTAAAAGAATGTTTTTTTTCTTTCCGGTTAAAACAAGCTTAATGACTTCCATCATTGTTCTACCTGATTTCGAAAGCTCACGAGCCCATGAACGCACGAGATAATACTCATCATTGTTCATTACTTTACGGGTAGATTTTAAATGAAATTCTGCTGGTTCCGAGGTGTAGAAATTCGGGAAGTAGTATTTAAACCACTCTTCGTTATTTTCCTCTAGGTTTTTAATTCTACGAATTTTATCGACCGCGGTTTCTGAAAAATCTATGGGTGTTGCATTATCTATGTTATCACCAAATGATTTCCATTCCGCCAACCACTCTTTATCCGACTTTTTTTTCTTAGCCATTTCGCGCGCGGTCGTTTATATACTCATCAAAATAAGCCTTAATCATTTTTGCATCATTAAGGTTGATTTGTTGTGTATAGGTTATTATTTTTTTTGCGGTGTCGATGATTTCACCCAGCCCCAAGTCAATTTCCAATCGCTGGATATTTGAGGTTATTTTGCTCATGGTGTCGGCTTCTGAAGGCGTTGGGATATTGTCGCGTTTTTCAATCTTACTTGTGATCGCGTCTAATTGACTGTACCACCTTGCAAGCTGGGTTTGTCTTGTAGTTAATAAGCTTTTGCGAAGCTCTTCCCAACCGTCTTCCTTGCACCACCTGCCGACTGTTTTTTCTGTAACGCCTACACGTTCGGCAACTTCTTTCAAAGTGATTCTTTCACCTACAAAAAGCAGCCTTGCATGTTCCCGTTGTTGTGTCTTGCTTGTAGCCATTATATACTATTTCTATGGTACAAAATTGTATTTAAATAGCATGATTTTAAAATAGTTGTGCAATCCTTGCTTAAGTATTACTTTAAGTCTTGCAGATTGTGAATCTTTGTACTCACAAAAAGGAAACGAAGTAAAAAATGAGCGTAACATTTAAGAAGATCGACAAAGAATTTTGCATCACTGATAATTCAGTAAACGTGTATAAATACCGATGCCTGACAGAAGGGCTTCAACTGGATGAAGTGAAAAAAAATCCTATCGGCTATTATCTGCATGGTGATACAGAAGAATTTCCGCGAGAAGCTGGGGTTTTGGTTCGTTGGGAAGATTTCAGAATAGATGGTGATAAAGTATTCGCTAAACCTTGTATAAATTTATCTCATCCACGCGGTCAAAGAACAGTTGACGAAGTTGTAAGCGGTTTCTTAAATGCTGCTTCTGTTGGAAAAATTCAAGTGTTTGAAGCTTCAGGCGATGCCGAAATGATGCTTTCAGGACAGGAAAACCCAACCGTTACAAAATGGTTTCCCCGTGAAATATCCTTGGTTGATATTCCCGGTAATTACGCAGCACTAGCCAACCTTTACGATAAGGATAACAACGAGCTGAATCTTGCAGATTTCAAAAATTCTATAATCAAAAATACGATGAGTAATAATACACTAGCAGCTGCAACAATTTTGACAGCTCTAAACTTAAAGGATGGCAGCGAAACTGAAGTCGTTGCTGCAATCAATAACCTTGTTGATAAAGCCAACAAATCAGACGAATTCAAAACAGGTAAAGAAAAAGCAGAAAAAGAAGTTCAAGACCTGAAGGCAGAATCTGTAAAAAAAGAAGTTCAGGACTTATGCGATAAAGGTCAGACTGATAAAAAGCTAACGAATGAAATGGTGAAGCAGCTATCCGCTTCGTTCGCCACTGATCCGGAAGGCTTAAAAAATCTGATTGATGCAATGCCTGCACAAGTTTCTGTTACGGAAGAGCAGAAAAACAATGAAGATCAAAAAGAGTTTGAAGGCAAAACGTGGGATGATCTGTATGCCTCTAACAAACTGGAAGGAGTGAGAAAAAAATTCCCTGATCTGTACGCTAAACTTAGAGATGAAAAATATCCGGAACTAAAAGACTAAAAAAAATATGGCACAAAATGCAAAAGTCCCACAGGAATTGTGGGCATCCTATATCGTTGAAAAACTTTGGAAAGAAAATCCTCACTTGGCATTATGTTATGATGAATCTGCCTTTGTAAAAGGGGGTGCTGTTGTATATATTCCACAGGCAGGGGCTAAACCAGCAACACAGAAAAACAGGAATACATATCCAGCAACTGCAACCAAAAGAGCAGATACAGCTTTAGTATACGCGTTGGATGTATGGACGACTGATCCATCACACTTACCGTTAGGTGAAGCATTGGAGATTTCTTATGATAAAACTGATTCAGTTTTAGGAGAGCATGTAAGTACGCTTATTGAAGCTGCTGGCGATGAATTGATTTATAATTGGGTGAGAGCTTTTAAACCTGCCAATAACGGAGGTGTAATAGCTGACAATTTACCAGCTTCAAAAATTGTTTATACAAGTGGAAAACTTGAAGATGTAAATCCTGTTGATGGGCAGACTGGGCAGAGAAATGCAGTTACTGCTGATGATGTTGATCTTGTACAAGCAATGATGAACAAAGATAATGTTCCAAAAACGGAAAGATATGCTTTGATGGAATCTTACATGTACAAGCAATTTATCAAATCTCTTTCACAAAATCAAATGTCAGCATTTCAAGGCGGAGCAGATTTAGAAAAAGGAATTGTGGGAATGTACGCAGGATTTAAGTTTTTGGACAGAAGCTCTGTATTAGCATTTTCTGAAACTGGTGAAGCAAGAATTCCGGGTGAAGCATTAGACGGAAATGATAATTTAGGTTGCTTCTTTTGGCAGAAAAATTCTGTAACAAAAGCAATGGGAGAAACTCACATGTTTGACGATAAAGGAAACCCTTTGTATTACGGTGATGTCTTCTCAACACTTTTAAAGTTTGGAGGTAGATGTAGACGTGAAGACTGGAAAGGCGTTGCAGCAATCGTTCAGACAGGAGGTGCTGGACAGGATTAATTATATTAAAACAGATAAAAAAATCCCGTCTGAACAAGACAGACGGGATTTTATAAAAACTCAATTATGGCAAATTTTCAATTCAATTTATTAGCTCTAAATATCGCGCTTTGGGAATCTCAAAAAATGCTTGATATTTCCGGACAAAAGTTTTTAACGAAAGCTGAAGGTATACAATATACCGCGTATTTGGATAGTGTAAATGTTTGGACTATTGGGCGAGGTATCACATATTATGAAGATGGTACAAAAGTAAAAAAAGGTGATCGAATTACCGTAGATAGAGAAGAGAAACTCTTTTTAAATACACTCAAAAAATACGTTGCTGTTGTAAATACAAAGGTAACATCCAACATTAATCAAAATCAATTCAACGCTTTAGTATCATTCTGCTATAATGTGGGGATTGGTGGTTTCACAAGTTCAACCTTACTTAAAAAGGTCAACAAAAATCCGAATGATCCAACCATTCGCAATGAATTTGCAAAATGGAATAAAGGTACTATAAACGGTAAAAAACAAATTATTAACGGGTTGGTAAATCGTAGAAAAGCTGAAGCAGACCTGTATTTCAAAAAATAATTATCAAACATGAAAAAGACATTTTCTATCATAATTTTATTTTTAATAATCGGGGCTGTGGTTGCCTGTAAAAGCAGGCAGCCTGTTATCCCGGTTACATTAGAAAAAACTAAAGAAGTAACTAAAATCATCCGTGACACGGTTTTTAAAGTCGAAAAAGATAGTTCTTACTATGAAGCCTTTATCGACTGTGTAAATGGAAAACCAATCATAAGAGAAACCCCGGAGACAGTAAAGATTTCAAAAGCCGGGCGCGCTCTCGAAATACCCAAAGTAAACATCGCAGGAAACAAATTATCTGTTAACTGCACCAAACAGGCGGAAGAGCTCTTTAAGCAATGGCAAGAGGTTTATATTAAAGAACACGAGCAAACACCAATTTATGTGGATAAACCCATCCCGGTAGAAAAACCGTTGAGCTGGTTCCAAAAAACGCAATTATGGCTCGGAAGAATCTTTTTATCACTAATTGCCATTACTCTTCTCGCATTTATTCTACGCTGGAAAAAGATTATTTAAACAGCATTTAAAAACAATTTAATTTCTATAAAATGAAAAAATATACTCAAAAAGCAAAAGATTATTTCAATAGACATCCTGAAAGTAAAGAATGCCATATCACTTCAGATGGTCGCGTATTTCATAGCAACAGTACAGCGCAGGGATTTGCAGGAACTTTGAAGGATCAGGAAATTGAATCCTATAATCGCGATACGGTTGAAAAGGATTTTGAAAAAGTTTCAGAAGAATCTACGAGCAAAAATGAAGCAGAAAAAACGCAAAAACTTCAGGAGCTCGCAGAACTCGAATTGATTTCTGCCAACTACAACGAAATGAAAGCACTTGCAAAATATTTTGATGTAAAAACAGAAGGTCAAAAAGCAGATGCTTTCATCACAGCACTTACAGAATTTAAAGCAACTTTAAATAAATAATCATGGCACAAGGAACAGGAACGCCAAACGTAAAAACAAACGTTACCAATGGCAACTTGCAGCGTCAGGTACTTATAATTGATGGCGTTGCTGGAATTGTGGGAACTGCCAGCACGGTACAGAATATCGGTAGAATTGCTACTGTTTATTCTTTAGCGGATGCCATCGAAAAAGGATATACAAAAGATACAGAAGCATTTTTATACCGTCACATTGAAGAGTTTTACAATGAGCTGGGAGGTAGTCAGGAACTATGGATTTTAGGCACTGAAGATACTATGACAATGGAAGCAGCTTGCACCTCTACCAATGAAAACGGAGTAAAGAAATTACTTATCAAATCAAAAGGAAGAGTAAATATTGTTGGTGTTTGCAGGAATCCAGCGAATACCTACAACGCAGGAACGGGCTTTTTAGATACAGACGTAGAAAAGGCTTTAATCACTTCAAAAGTGTTGGCACAGTATCAACAATCAATCAACAGACCTGTAAGAATTTTGCTTGAAGGCAGGATAAATGATGCTGAAGTAAATCCCATTTTTAAACCAACCACGGCAGAAAACACATTTTCAGGTGTAGTGCTTGGAGGCAGTAAAGATGATGGTTCCGCATCGGTTGGGCTTACTTTGGGGCGTGCATGTAAATACGGAGCTCATGTGAAGCTGGGTGATGGTGGGAATGGTGTAGTAAGCATTACTGAAGCCTTTATCGGAGACAAACCCGTAGATGAGTTTGATCCGGTAGAATTAAACAATTTTACCGATGCCGGATATATTCACCTTCATGCCCGTGATGGCGTTGCCGGATATTTCTTCAGCGTTGATAAAATGGCGGGGAATGATGATTTTAAAATCTTGGTTCACGGAAGATTGATTGATAAAGCTCAAAGAGTAGCTTCAGCAACTACAACACCATTCTTAGAAACCAATATGAGAGTGGCAGCAGATGGAGCAATCAATGATACAGATGCAGCATATTTGGAACAGAATATTAAGTCTCAACTGCTGTTGCAAATGGCAGATCAGATCAGTGATGCTGATGTGATTATCAGAACCGATCAGGATCTTATCAATACCAGCACCTTAGAAATGCAGGTCAACATCCAGCCACTCGGTTATCTTACTTGGATTATAGTAAATCTTGGACTAACAAAAACAATCTAAATGAATATCAATATCACATCTTCAGAATGTGCTTGGGCGAATTTTGAAGTAAAGATTTTAAACCGAATCATTAAAGGTATTCGCGGTTTTGAAAGCAAAAAAACCGTTGAAGCGGAACACCTCTACGGTGCAGGTTCGGAGCCCTTGGATATTACCAAAGGAAATATTAAGTACGAAGGAAATATCAAAATCTTAGGCTTTGAAGCCGATGCCATGAATAAGGCTGCACAAGCTGCCGGATATGATGACATCACCGAGGTTCCTCACGAGCTTATTGTTATCACAATTAGTTTCAAAAGAAGAATCACTGATAAACTTCAAACTATTGTATCAAGCGGGGTTCAGTTTACTGAAGACGGTTTTTCAATGGAACAGGGCGCAAAAAACAGAGAAGTCACGCTTCCATATATTGCCATGAGCAGACAACAATTTTAACAATTTTAATATCTACAATAATGAAACAATCAATTACAACAACAGATCAAACAACAGAACAAAAATTGCAATCGGTTTTCGCAAAGAGAAAATCAAAAGAAGCCAACAAAGAAGAAATTTCAAAACCTGAAGTTAAAAACCTTCAGCCTTTTATTGAAAGGTTCGGTCAGGATCAACTGGATAAACATAAAAAAGATTATGGAAACCGTGAGTTGATCTATTTAAAAGTTGAAGATAAAATGGCGGTTTTACGTCCACCGATGGCGGATGATCTAGGCGATTATCTGACGGCAATAGGAACCAGTGGAATGAGTAAAGCAGTCGCTATGATTGTTGAGAATTTATGGATCGAAGGCGATTATCAACTGATTGAGGATGAAGATATGTTTATCGCAGTTTTCCTTCAGATCAATAACATCTTAGAAGGAAAAAAAGGGGAGTTTTTTCGCGCTTAGTGAAAAAGGTCAAAAAGAATTTGAAAAAAGGGAAGCAGGGATCGAATTTATGATCGTATTCGGAGCCATGCAGTTTGGTGCAGATGCACTGGAAAAATGGGGTGATGAAAAGTTCTTTTTTAGAACAGGGATGGCACTCGAAATATGGAAGGAACAGCAACAGAATAGAATGTAATTGTGAGTAATATTGTTGAATTTATTGTTAAAATGAAAGACTTGATGAGCGGAAATTTAACCCGTATGGGTTCCGCTTCTCAGTCTGCCTTCAGGCGAATGGCGCAGCATGCCAACCAGCAGGTGCAGCGTAATCGCGTTGTAGGGCAAAGTTACAATGAAATTCAGCGAAGAATTCGACAGGTTGAATCAACGATCGCCAGTTCTACCATACCGCGCCAAATCGCAGCAGCACGAAGAGAGCTTGCACAACTTCAGGCACAAGCCAATAGGCATCCGGGGAATTCTAGTGGTGGAAGTTCAGGCGGTGGCGGAACTTCAATAGGTGGTATTGCCTTGGGTTCCATGATTGGAAACATCGGAGCAAACATTGCATCATCGTTTTTAGAAACTGTACGAAATGGTATTGGAGCAGCTATTTCAGGTACAATGCAGAAAGAAAAGGATATTGTAGGTATCTCAACCTTTATCGGTGATAAAGATGCAAAACAAGCCTATCAGAATATCAGGCAGGATGCTTCAGTAACACCATTTGATACCGCTACGCTATTAAAGGCAAACAGAGCTTTAATCAGTGTTGATGGAAATGCCAAAAACGCCCGTGAAGACGTTATGAACCTTGCCAATGCCGTTGCTGGTTCGGGAGGTTCCACAGATGAACTTCAGAGAATGGCAATCAATATGCAGCAGATTAAATCTCTTGGGGTTGCATCCGCGGTCGATATTAAACAGTTTGGATATGCCGGAATTAACATTTACAAGCTTTTGGAGCAGTCAACGGGGAAACATGCTGATGAAGTGAAGAAAATGGATATTACCTATGATATGCTTGCCAAAACCTTTGCGGTGGCAAGAATGGAAGGCGGGAAATATCCACAGGCATTGGAAAAAATGTCTCAAACAATGTCCGGTAAATGGGAAAGTTTAAAAGACCGTACCGCCAATTCATTGACAGATATAGGGGATGCTTTCGCACCTGTTATCACAAAGGTTTTAGAATTGGGGATTGCAGTCACTCAAAGAGTACAACCGTTTTTACAAAGCATTCAGCCGGAAATACAGAAAGCTTCAGCGTTTTTGTCCGGGGCGATTGATTCCGCAAAAGAATTTTATCGCTGGGTGACGGGTGGTTCTACAAGCTTTGCCGTATTTGCAACCGTTTTAGGATCATTAACCGCTGGTTTATTGGCTTATCAGGCAGTAATGAAAGTGCAGGCTATTTGGACGGGTATTGTAACCGGGGCGCAAAATCTTTTAAACCTTGCTATGATGATGAATCCGGTGGGGTTGGTTATTGCAGCTATTGTGGCACTGGTAGCCGCTTTTGTAATCGCTTATAAAAAGTTTGAAGGCTTCAGGGCTGCTGTTGATGGAACTTGGGCTGCTGTTAAAGTATTTGCAACGAATATTAAAAACACCTTCGTAAAGCTTCCGGATATTGTTATCAGAGCAATTTCACGAATTCCGAAAGCAATTGCAACAGCATTTAGTGGTGTTGGGGATTTAATGGGCGCGATCTTTACGGGGAAATTTGATAAAATTCCGGGTATCTTAAAAAAGATCACAGGGGCTGCATTAAGTGCCAATCCACTCACTGAAATTGTGGCAGAAACTACAAAGGGAGTTGGTGACGCATTCAGCAAGGCACATACGAAATCGCTTGCAGATAGTAAAAAACAAAAAGAGCTTGATAAGAAACGACCGCCAAAAGAAAAAGCACCGGGCGCGTATTTTTCAGATTTAACGAGGTTTAGTGATGCTGCTGCACCGGGTGATAAGGATAAAGATAAAAATAAGAAAAAATCAAAATCAGCAGGTGATACCATTGCCGGAGGGGGCACGAAATACATCACTATTCACCTGGGGAAATTCTTTGATAATATCAACTTCACCACTATGAACATGAAGGAAAGCGAAGCGGATATCGAAAAAATATTGATGGAAATGATGGGAAGAGTATTGTATAACGGTGGAAAAAATATGTAATGGCAATAACAACAGCAAACGTAATTAATTTAGGCAAACTTTACGGTGAAGTATTCGGAAGACATTCCTATAAAGTAGATGAGCCCAAACCGATCAATTTGAATATTACGTATTCAGGTATTTCGGAGAATGATAAACCGCGCGGATTTAAGCATAAATCATTAGGTGGTCAGGTATTCAATAAAACGGGCGCGTATGGTCAGGATATTTGGTTTCCTGTTGAGCTTTGTAGCCATCGTAAAGAAAATGGTAAACTAGAAAAAATATCTGTACCTATTGATATTTGTACAGTATCTGTAAACCGGGTAACAACGATAGTTAATACTTCAGTTGTTGAACGTAAAGGAACAGTGACGGAAATCATCAACCATGAAGATTATAAGTTCACAATCCGTGGTTTTCTAGTGGGCGAAAACCGTACAGTGCCTGAAAAAGCAATGAAAGATTTGGTGGCAATACAGGAAAGCATGAATAAAAAAATGCTTTACGGAGCTTATCCTGAAATGTTTCTTGATAAGTCATGTCAAATTGTAATTTCAGAATTAGAATTTCCTGAAGTGCAAGGGCAAAATCATTGGATCAGACCATTTTCATTGCAGTGTAAAAGTGATTTTATAACCGAATTAGAGCTTCCATAATGGCATTTTATTTAACGAGCGAAATCACAATAGGCGATTTTAAAAAGGTCATGGTTAATAAGGTGACTTGGAAAACGGATGTTGGAAATTTTATAGACAGTTGTAATATTACACTTCCGCGCGCATCCTACTTAGTTAATCCGCCGGGTTTGCAAACTGATTTTTTAGATGTTGAAAGTTTAGAAAAACAAAAAATTTATCAGTTCAAAGAAGGCGATCATGTTGATGTTGTGCTGGGTTATAATGGTAAGAATGTTAGAAGATTTTCCGGATTTGTTAGGCGAGTAAAATTAGGTGTTCCCGTTGAATTGGAATGTGAGGGCTACGGGTATCAGTTGTATGATGTTATTTTTAATAAATCCTATTCTAGTACAACCGTAAGGCAGATTTTACAAGATGTAACGGCAACCACTGATATAAAGCTTTCTTCTGAAATCCCAAATATTCCATTGAAAAATGTTCGATTCAAAAACGCGACTGGAATACAGGTTTTGGAATATCTGAAAAAAGAAGTTCAGCTCGCGGTTTATTTCAATTTTGAAGAATTGTATGTCGGCACTTTATTCGGAAAAGTGCAAAGTACAGTAAAAGTGCAGATTGGTTACAATACGGTTAAAGATGATGATTTTCAACAACGGAAAGTTGATAAAGAAATGAAAATTGTTGTTCGTGAAAAAGATCAGAAAGGTACGGTCACGAAAACGAAAAGCAAATTGAAATTAACAGATGCCCAAAAAGAAGCCGAACGAAAAAGAAAAGAAGCGGAAAGGCAGGAAAAAGCGATCCAGCGGGTGACGAAAAAATATGATAACGAAAAAGAAATCAAAATAAAGGCAGGTCTTCCTTCAGCGATTGTAAAAGATATTGTAAACAGGTTACAGTTGAAAGAAAATTACCGCGGTTATGAAGGAAATATTCAGCTTTTTTTAGTGCCGTATGTAAATAAAGGTATGGTGCTGAATGTTGATGGAGGTCGTTATAGTAAAGAGAAATCAGGAATGTATTTTATAGAATCTGTTTCCGGAGAATATGGAGAAAGTGGCGGACGGCAAACAGTAGGTTTAGGATTTTTAATGAATAAAGATGGCGACGCAGGAGCAGTTAAGAGCTAGTTTTAGAGATTTGGCAGGAAGTTTCGGCCCCCCTGTGACAAATATAGCAATCGTTAAAGATGTCGACGAAGCAGCAGGAACCTGCACGCTGATCGATGAAGATGAGCAGGAGTTTTTCGATGTTCGTTTAAAGCCGATTTTGTCAGATAGTAAAAGTTTTCTTCAGATACCAAAGGTTGGAACCCATGTGATTGCTGTAAGGGTTGAAGATGATGAAGACTGGATGGTGATTGCCTGTGATGAAGTTGATAAGTTTCTTTGGGTAGTTGGCAAAACAAAAATTGAGCTTACAGATAAAATACTGATCGAAGCCAATAACATGAATATGCTTTCATTGCTTCAGCGATTGTTTACGGTCATTGAAACAGGGTATCAAACCAACACAGGAACAACGATCAAATTAGTTTTAGATACGGAATTTATGAGCCTTAAAAATGATTTTAAACAGCTTTTAAAATGAGTTTAACGAGTGCAAAAACACAGTTTGTGATTGATTTGGTTGAAATATTTGATACTGAATCCGAAAAAAAAGATAATCCTGCTGCCAGCCGTCAGGCTATTGCAGAGAAACTTGCAAATGCTGTTGATAAGTTTGTGAGAAGTGGAGATGTAAACGTAACGGTGGCGACCACAGGAACAGCAGCAGCGCAAACAGGGACAGGAACAGGTAAAATGACATAATATGCCCAACGATATTTTAATTCATGAAAGCTTTGATATAGGCTTGAAAAATGGTGATTTTGAGGTAGGAGAATCTACCTACCAGCATCAACAGATTTTAATACTTGCCGATAAAGGGCAGTTTAAAGCTTCACCATTAACTGGGGTTGGTGCTCGAAGATATTTAGAAACTTCCAAACCTGATGATCTCGCGCGAGAAATTCGGCAGGAGTTTATGAAAGACGGCATGACCGTTAGAACCATTGAAATTTTAAAGGACTTACAAATAAATGTAGATGCTATCTACGAATAACCTATGAAACAATTATTAATTGAAAACCTTGGAACTTTACTTGCAACGCTGGTTACTGGCTTCGGAGCTTGGTTTTTTGGACGCAAAAAAGCCAATGCAGATGTAGAAAGTTCACAAATCGAAAATGCTGAAAAGCTTTTAAATTATTACAAAAATATTGTTGATGATTTAGGAAGGCGACAGGAAATAGCGATTGAAAATTTGCAGAAATCTGAACAGGAGAAGCAGGAAGTTATTTTTAAGTTTTCTGAAGCTACAAGGCAGATTGGAGAATTAAAACAGCAGGTTGAACACCTGACGGAGGAATTAAAAAAGTATAAACAATTAAACGGTAAAACAGGATGAATGCTGTTGTATTAAAAAATCAGTCATTACTTGATATTGCAATCCAAACAACAGGAACGGTTGATAATTGCTTCGCAATAGCGGTTGCCAACGGTTTTTCGGTATCGGATTTTTTATTGCAGGATAAAGCTTTGTTTGTATCAGATGAGCTGGCAAATAATACTGATGTTTTATACAATTACAGTTTAAGACAGATCAAGCCAGCCACCGGATTAACGGAAAAGGAAATCGATGATATTCCTACGCTTAAGGGTATTGGCTACATGATTGTTGGTGGAACATTTAAAGTTGATAAAAATGAATAAAACATTATTGGACTATATCAATGAGCTGCTTACTGCAAAGAACCAAAACGGAAATTTAGCAGGCTTAACTTCAGCTTCTAAAACTTCAATTTGGCGACAAATTATAGAAGCGGTTGCCTTCGTGATTTTTAATTTTCAGGAAGCGTGCAGGCTGCACATGACAGAAATCGAAACAAAGATCAGGGAACAAAAAATTCCTTCATTACGCTGGTACAGAAATGAAGCTTTAAGGTTTCAATATGGTTTCGAGATCGATCCGGATTCTTTGACAGGTGAATTTCTTCCTTATTATCAGGATAACGGGCAGCAGATACCTGCAACAGATGAAATTATAGAAGCTTCTAAAATCATTCAATATGCAGCAGTTACGCGGAATATTTCTAACGGAAAAGCCCGTATATCGATGAAAATTGCAGGTGAAAATATTGATGAAGCGTTAAGCGATGAAAAAGCAATGGCATTTAAAAACTTCATCGAAGAAATACAGGCAGCGGGTGACAATATTGTGATAGTAAATTATCTGCCGGATATTCTTTTGTTAAAATACGTGATCTGCATCGATCCAATGATAATTTTACCTGACAGTGGAATGTCAATCATTACAGGTCGTTATCCTGTACGCGATGCTATTGAGGTATTTTTAAAGAACCTTCCATTTAATGGTGAGTTCGATGTACAGAAATTTGAAGCTGCTATTTTGGCGGTGAGTGGAGTTACCAGCTTGTTAAAGCAGGAAGCTTCCAGCAAATGGATTGAAGCGGGCGGTGCTGGATATGGTCTTTTTCAGCCGATTGAAATTAGCAGAATCCCAAAATCAGGCAGATTTAAAATTGAAGACTGGAATGGAATAACATATCAAAACTATACACCTTCTGA